ATATAGGGAATTCTATGCCCTTGTGTTTTACTGCCTGCTCTACCTCAGAATACCAAGCGTCCACCAACTCTGCATGTTGATCATCAGGATCTCTATCGTAGTCACCGCCGCCTTGATGCCAAATAGAGGTTGGATCAGATAATTCTCTGGGATCATGCCCCCATTCGTTAACTTTTTTCTTGCCTTTGCCTTGAATATTAAGAGCAAAATTAGCACGTTTCTTTTCTAAAGGTGTGCCAGATTTCTTAAGACTTTGTAACTTTTTGTCACCAATTTTTTTGTCTTGTGGAATACCTTCTTGTTTATGTAAGGCCCCTTTCTTAACTGTCTTGGCAGCTTTGCTTAGTGATTTGTCTTTTGCTTCAAGAGTGTTGCTACCATACGCACCGCCGGTACCATCTTCCATAAGACTACGTAGATCTTGGCCAAGTGATTGTTCTAATGATAATTGAACAGGTGATTTGGCAGCAGCAGGTTTGCTTTCAGATAATTGTTGCTTCTGTTCAGCACCGATGCCGGTTAGCCTTTTGTTTAGGTCATAAAAAGGGTTCATTACTATTATCCTCTGGGTTGTGCGCCGGTTGCCGGGCGTTTGGGTCTTTTTTCTGCATTTGTCATTGGACTTTTATCGCCCATTTTCAAATCATTCGTTGTTTCCGCTGCTTTAGGACTACCACCGGCAATAGTAAAGTTTGAACGATATGCATTTTTTAATACAGCATGATCGTATGGATCAGCCGAATAATCTTTCTTCTGTTCTTTCTGTGCTTTGTCATCTGCTGGATAATCAGTATCATCTAACAATGATGGGGGTTGATCTGCCAGTTTTTTCTGATAATCATCGTTATTGTCATCATATACAGATGTCTGCATAACAATTTTATTTTCATCTAATCCTAACAAACGAGCGATCTGTTTAATCTGTGGCTCAATTGCTGGGTAACGAAACATAACATCTATACTGGTGACTTTATCGTTTTCAAATGCTGGGAAATCAGCAGGTTTTGCTTGAATGGGTGTGGATTTTTCAGTACCAATTTTAAGTGGATCAAATTGTTCCAGCCGTCCTTTCAGCGCATCGTAGAAACCCGAGGGCAATTCACCTACTATCTTAATGCGATAGTTATAGGTTCTTTCGCTTTCTGCCAAATACTCTTTAAAATTTTTCATGATTAATTCCTATAGTATATTTATGTCATTTGTCTTTTTGTGCTCGATCACCAATTAGGCGATCCAGCAGGTCATTACGGGTTAATACTTGCCCCTGTGCTGTTGGTAAGTTATCCAAGTTACCTGTTCGTTTGGCTGCGTCCTGATCCAGCTTTAGTTTCCTAAGTTGCAGGTCAATCATCTTTAATTTCTTATTTAATTTGGTAGTTTTTGCGGTTAGTGCGTGCCCTAGCATGGTTCCAGCTACCGCAAATAGCTCTGCAGAATAGCGGCTATCTACATTCATACCCAAATCACTTAAATCTTGATAGCTTTGTTTAGCCAGATCCGCTATGTCGTCTAATTCTCTATCAGATGCCATCAAGTCGCGTATTGCAGGCAATGCTTCGTCAATCTTATCTATAGTTTCATCAATACTGACTATGGCAGTACGTGTTTCTTCCATGGTCATATTTTCTACAACAGGAATATCTTCTGAATCTTCCAGTTGGTCGAAACCAAAAAGCTGTTCTAATTTTTTTGTCATACTGTTATTTACAGTATTTTACGGGAGACCATTTACTTTTTACGTCCAGAATGAAAAATATCATTTTCCGTAATGACTCGAAACCCTAGCCCATTTTGTTTAGCCCATTTCTGCGCTGCTGCCCATTTTGAATAGTTGATGGCTATAGTGGCTCGTTGACTATCTTTCATATTTTCTTCAAGTACACTTTGATTACGTGGTTTTATTTCTATTAATTCAGCTTTGGTCGTGTTTTGTGGCCCACGATATACTACAATAAAATCAGGCACATACATGGTCATTTTGCCATGCAACGGATGCCGGTAAGGAATTCTAACAGGTTCACTCGCCCAGTTCACTACATTTTCATTGTGATCACAAAAATGCATAAATGTCTGTTCCCAACCTGAACGATAGCGAGGTTTTCCCTTACCCACGTACTTGTGAGCGTTAGTTACTTCGTATAATCCTTGGCGAAAACTAGGCATAATTATTGTTTAATATTATGTGCAATGTAATAGTTTGGTATCACAGTTGCCTGAATACCCAACATAGTTGCACGACTCTGAAATGTATTAAGATAATAGGCAAATACCAGTGTTACCTGAGGGCCTGATAAACCTTCGATAGATTGTAGCAATTGCATAACAGGAATTCCTGATGCAGCCGCAATTCGAAACATAGTTGTTGTGAAATTATTTGCCTGTGCTGTGGTACCAAATACCGATAATAGATAACTACGCACCGCATCATATTCCTGTGCAGGCACAGCCTGTTGATATTCGTTGAACCTATCAAATATTTGTACGGTTAAATCAATCTTAGAATTAATAGCATTAATAGTGGTCATGTTTAATCCTTATAATCCGGGTGCGCCAGCGGCGACATTATTTTCTGCTTCTGTAGTAAATGTCTTCAATTCTGTATTAGTAATAGGGGCAACATTTGCTGATGCAACCGGAAAAATTGTACCGGTTTGCGAACCTGGTGCTGCACTTGTTGCATTGGGCAAACTTTGCAGCGCCTGTGAAATAGCATCATACTGCAAAGCTGGTTGTATAATACTTAATGGATCTACATTACTAAAGGTATTGTATACCGCAGACGCAGTTTGCACCGCACCAATAACGTTTTGTAATCCATTTTGTCCGGAATTAAGCGCCTGTAGATCTTGAATAGATCCGTTACGTGAACTCACTAATCCGCCCTGGCTAAACACATGGTCGTTACCGCCCGGACGGGTAATACCCGAAGGAGTGGTATCGTAATGCGCGGGGTCAGCAAATCCAGTCACGTTATGCGACGGCTGTCTTGCACCAATAGCGCCACTCATATATTTCACAGTTTCATATTCTATTGATACATCGTTTTTCATGGTGCCGGAACCTTCACCATAGTCATACGTGTCGCTACTCCAACTGGTGATGATGGGATTAATCAATATCCAAGCAGCGAATCTCTTTTGACTCATTCCATAAATTGTGATATCACGGAAGAACGGTGGTTTACCATTTGGTGCAAATAGATTGTTGGTGCCACTGGAATAAGTTTCACCTACATATCCCCAATCTGCGGTTTGTAGGACATCATTATATATAGAATCTTGATAATTAAATCCGTAGCTAAGTCCCATAACTTGTCCAAGTGTTCCATTTATATTGGGAACACGACCAGTTGGTACGTTTTGGTATTGTTGAGTTGCATCTTTATAGTAATACGTGAAATAGTTATACCACATATTACGTATTAAATCCGATTGATCATCATGAAAAGATATTCTACTGGCTTCATATCGAATTTTACTTTGTACTATTCTTTTGCGATTATACTGATTCATCACCGCAGTATCAATCTTAAATTTAGGAAGGTCAATACTTTTAACCAGCATACCAATAGTTTCCACAGTACCTGATCCATACGCGGCCTGTAATTGTGGAATTTGTCCAGTGTTTATGTTAAAATAAACGTGGTATAAAAATTTAAGACGTGGAGTTAATTGATACCCGTTGGGTATAAAAGTTCTTGCTGCATGGGTGTAGTCTTTTAGACCAGGTACACTATCTATACCTTGTCCGAATCCCTGTAATAGACTGCTACCCTGGCCAAAATAACCGGTGCCTACGCTCATATAGATTAGAAGGCGTTAGTATTTACAGCAGCCGCTCCAGTAGCAAGAGTTCCAACTGTATGGGGAATTGTCTGGCCAACGCCGTTCGGAACACCAGCAGTATTAACTTGAATGGCATTGTCAAAGGTAATGCTCAATGCAATTTTAACTGCTTCAGAAGTTTCATATGCCATTTTACCATAGTCAGCAGATTTTAAATAGCAACCAAGTATGTCCCATTCTTCCAATACGACTGGCTCATTTGTACCATTACCACCGTCAAGTACTTGTAATTGTATTGTAAATTTGTAATCAATTGCAGATGCTGCTGAACTCTGTTCCATGAAATCTAATTGTTTCTGTAATTGTTCGCCAACTAATCGACTTACGTTTCCCTGTGCATCATCACGTAATGTACAGGTCATATCACTCCATGTATGTTTTCCAGCCATTTTAATTGTGCTGTTATAAATTGGTAATTTAATTTCAGCGAAATCAACTTTTGGTCGAGAAATATCCATAACTTGTTTAGATAATTCTGTAGTAGGTGTACTAACTCCAAAATTATTGAAAAACACACGGAAGCGGTACGACAACTTGGGCATTAACATACCCTGTGTTGATGGACTTTGACCGTTTGCACCTAGTGGAGCAGTCATGTTAGTTAGTGAGGATGTTGCCATTTCTTAATCTCCGATATACTTTATTTAGTTAATAAAGTTGGGCTTTTCGCCCAACTTTCTTTAAGCAGCAGCCTGCGCCGCAATTGCTCCAGTGTTTTGAATACGTAATGGAATATAAATAAATTCCACAGCTTTAACTGGTTCAATTGCGATATCAACCCATAACTGATTCTGATCAATTGTCGTTGGGGTATTATTAGTATTATCACATACCACCAGATAATCATAAAGACCACGTTTAGCCACCAGGTCAATCATTAAACTTACGATTGTATTACTGATTTCAGTACGTGTAATCTGATCATTAGGTTCAAACAGATATTGTTTACCAATTTGGTTAAGTCGAGTACGTAGGTAACAGACCAAACGAGCTACGTTAATCCGATCCAGTGCGGTAGCTGTTCCCTGTAATGTTTTATTACCAAAGTTAGTAATACCTACACCTGGAATAAAGGTAATTGGA